CTGTTTTGCTGGATAAGATCGGTGATCCTAGATCGCGTGACAGTGGCAACACAACTTTGCACAAAGTCTTTGCTGGTGGTCATGTTACTGCATGTGGTGCTAATTCGCCTAGCTCATTGGCGTCACGTCCATGCCGCATTATTCTATGCGATGAGGTTGATCGCTATCCTGTCTCTGCTGGCACAGAGGGTGATCCCGTATCATTGGCGAAGAAGCGTTCCGCTACATTCTGGAACCGCAAGATTATCTTGGTTAGCACCCCGACTGAAAAGGGCGCATCTCGCATTGAGCAAGCGTATGAAGAAAGCGATAAGCGCAAGTTTTTCGTTAGCTGCCCGCATTGCGATGGAGAGCAGACGCTTCAGTGGGCGAATGTTAAGTTCAGCAATAATGATCCGAATACTGCCGAATATAGCTGCGAGCATTGCGGGTCTTGCTGGGATGATGCTGATCGGTTTCGCGCCATCCGATATGGATCTTGGCAGAAGACAGATACCGGCGATGGCAAGACTGCTGGCTTTCATCTATCAGCGCTGTATTCGCCTTGGACGCGGCTTGATGAGATTGTTGGCGAGTTTATTGCCGCCAAGCGTGATCCTATGCGGCTCAGGACGTGGGTAAACACGACTTTGGGCGAGACGTGGGAAGAGCAGGGCGAGATGCTTGATGAATATGATCTGATTGATCGGGCAGAAGATTGGGGCGATGAGTTACCTGAAGGCGTCCTGATGCTGACTGCTGGGGTAGATGTTCAAGATGATCGGTTGGAATATGAGATAGTTGGCTGGGGCCGTGGAGAGGAAAGTTGGTCTATCGAATACAACGTCTTATATGGTGATCCATCATCAGCGGAATTATGGATTGATCTGGATAGGGCGTTGCAGCGTACATATACACATCCTCTATCTGGTGACATGACGCTCAGATCGGCCTGCATCGATAGCGGTGGCCACTACACGCAGCAAGTTTACAACTATGCACGAAACCGTGCAGGTAAGCGGGTGTTCGCTATCAAGGGAATTGGCGGTGAGGGTAAGCCTGTGATCGGCAGGCCAAGCAAGAATAATATCGGTAAAATCAATCTGTTTCCAGTGGGAGTAGATACAGCGAAAGAATTAGTGTATGCTCGCCTGAAGATGACTGAAGAGGGCGCGGGATATTGTCACTTCCCGATTGGACGAAACGAGGAATACTTTAGGATGCTTACCGCAGAAAAAAAGGTGGTTAAGTATTTTAAAGGGCGTCCAAAGCGTGAGTGGGTGAAGATCAGGCAGCGCAACGAAGCGCTTGATTGTCGGGTTTACGCAACCGCTGCTTTAGCCGTTTTAAATATAAATATGGACGCAGTTGCAAAACAGGCACAAAATAAGGTACAATCGGACAAACCTCAGCAAGTCAGGCGTCCAGCATTGCCGCGCCGCAATTCGTTCGTTCACGGTTATAGGTGATAGATGGCCAATTTATTCGACGCAGCAAACGCACCGACTATTGAACCGACTGACTTTGTGGTTGGTGACTTCGTACAATGGAAGCGCACAGACCTAAGTGACGATTATCCGAATAGTGCTTACACGCTGACATATGTGTCAAGGGATGCTGGCGGTGGTTCGCACGAGTTTTCTGTAGTTGGAACGGCAAGTGGTGATGATTATTTATTTACCATTCTGGGGTCTGCCTCATCTGGCTTTAGCGCCGGTCATCACAAGTGGCAACTTGAGGTTGTGCGCAATAGCGATAGCGAGCGGATCGTACATGAGACGGGCCATTGGGATATTCATGTTGACATGGATGTTAATGGCGTTGACCCGCGCTCATTCGCCCAGACTATGGTTGATAAGATAGAAACTATCCTGAAGGGTAAAGCTGATAGTGATGTTGGCAGTTATTCTATTGCCGGTAGGTCATTAACGAAGATGACTTTTGCAGAGTTGGAAGACGCAAGAGATAAGTATATGGCCATCTATAAGCGCGAGCAGTCTAACGAGGCTGTTAAGAAGGGTAGGCCAAGCCCTAACACGATTAAAGTGAGGTTTAGCTGATGGGTGTACTTGATCTCTTCAAGCGGTCTAAGAAAAAGCCGCAGCGCCGTAATTATCAAGCAGCCGCCAAGGGGCGGCTTTTCGCTGATTTCAACGCATCAAATCGCAGCGCTGACAGTGAGATACGTTGGGCTCTGCGCGATTTGCGCAACCGTAGCCGCGATTTAGAGCGCAATAACGAGTATTTCAGGCGTTATTTGCAGCTTTTGCGGGTAAATGTTGTCGGAGAGAACGGGTTTAACCTACAGATAAGAGGCAGAAACCCAGACAATTCACTAGATCGCGCTGGAAATAATATAATCGAAGGCGCTTGGCGTGATTTCTCGCGCTTCGGCGGGCCAACCATTGATGGCGGGCTTTCAATGGTGGATTTGTGCAATCACATCATATCTGGCGTTGCGCGTGACGGTGAAGTGTTCCTGAAGATCGTTAAGGGCAACTATTTGCGCTACGGCATAGGCTTACAGCTTATTGAGCCTGATCTGGTGGACGAAGAGAAGAATGAGCTTGCGGCAAACGGAAATCAGGTTCGCATGGGTGTTGAGCTTGACAGCAGAACCAAGCGTCCGATTGCGTATTATGTGCTGAATTACCACAAGGGCGATTATGATTACATGACGCCAGCCGCAGAACGCAAATATACGCGTGTTTCTGCTGATGAAATGATGCACATTTACCGCCCAGAACGCGCAGATCAGACTAGAGGAGTTCCTTGGTCTGTCGCTGCCATTGCATCATTGAAGATGCTGCATGGCTATCGTGAGGCTGAATTGATTGCGGCTAGAACTGGTGCTGCTAAGATGGGCTTCTTCACCAGTCCTGCGGGTGATGGCTTCACTGCTGATGGGTTCGATGATGAGGGGCAGACCGTTCCCATCTATGATGCTGAAGCCGGTACATTCCATCAACTGCCTGCTGGCGTTGACTTCACGCCATTTGACCCAACCCACCCAACATCTGCGTTTGCTGACTTTGAGAAGGCAGTTCTGCGCGGCATAGCTGGTGGATTGGGCGTAAGCTATACATCACTGGCCAACGATCTTGAGGGAACAAGCTATTCGTCCATACGTCAGGGCGCGCTGGAAGAGAGAGATTTCTATCGCACGTTGCACAGGTTTATGATCGATCACTTCCTTGATCCGTTTTATCGCATCTGGCTTGAGCATGTGATGGATCATGGATTTATCCCTATTTCTGGTGAAAATAAGGTGTTTAAGTTTAGCCAAGACGTGACTTGGCGCGGCAGAGGTTTCCAGTGGGTTGATCCGCTGAAGGAGATGAATGCTGCGGTTGTAGGATTGCAGAACGGCATTTTAAGTCATTCTGACATTGCCGCTACTTATGGGCGTGATGCAGAAGATACATTTGCTCAGATTGAGCGTGACAAAGAGCTTGCGGAACAATTTGGGCTGTCTATGGCGTATCAGCCGTTTGGCATGAAGATGCCAGTACCAGCAGAGGTGGACGATGACGAACAAGCCGACTGATGGAATGGTAGAAGAAGCGAAGCGCGGCCTAGAGTGGCGGCGTGAGTTTGGGCGTGGCGGTACTGAAGTTGGCATTGCTAGAGCGCGTGATATATCCAATGGCAAGAATTTGTCAGGCGATACAGTCAAGCGCATGTTCAGCTTCTTTAGCCGCCATGAGGTGGATAAGAAGGCTGAGGGGTTTCGCGTAGGCGAAAAGGGTTATCCATCAAATGGCCGTATCGCATGGGCGCTTTGGGGCGGTGATGCGGGCTTTTCGTGGAGTAGGCAGATTGCAGAGCGTTTAGACAAGGAAGATCGCGCTCCTGAACTGACTGATGCTGTGAAGGTGGGCTTGGCCAAGAAAGCCAAGGATCACAACGAAAAGGTTGGTGATGTTGCCTCTAAGCGTACTAGCACACGCACATTAAGCGCAGTGTTTCGTCGTGGCGTTGGCGCTTACAAGACCAATCCTCAGAGCGTCAGGCCAAACGTGAAGTCGCCTGAGCAGTGGGCATATGCTCGCGTAAATAGCTTTTTATATGCGCTGCGCAATGGCAAATATCGCAGTGGAAAACATGATACTGACCTTCTGCCAAAGGGTCATCCAATGGCTAACGATGAAAGGGGTAGCGCAGATATGGCAAAAGATGATATTATCGATCTTGAACTGAAGGGATCAGAGAAAATGGAAGAGCGTCATATTTTGAACGTGGAAGAGACAGATGATGCTTATACTGTCACTTTTGCGAAGCCTGATCAGGACGATCAGCCAGAAGAAATGGAAGCGGTTGAGGAAACGGATGACCGCATTCAGAATTATGATGATGAAGAGCGACTTGACCGTGAGAAGATGGAAACTCGCGGCATGTCGTTTGACGGTAAGGTTGTTGACGAAGATAAGCGTACTGTGCGGATTGCTGTATCCAGCGAAGAGCCAGTAGAGCGCAGCTTTGGCAATGAAATATTAGATCACAATGAGCGCAGCATTGATCTTAGCTTTGCTAAGTCAGGTCGTATGCCGTTGCTCTTGGATCACGATCCACGCCAGCAGATTGGTGTGGTAGAGGACGTAAGCCTTGATGGATCGGCCCGTAGATTGCGGGCGACTGTGCGTTTCGGAAGAAATGGACTTGCCAAAGAGGTTTTCGACGATGTTGTGGATGGTATCAGAAGCAACATCAGCGTTGGCTATCATGTCAACGATATGGAACGTCAAGATGCGGATAGCTACCGCGTGAAGTCTTGGCTTCCAATGGAAGTATCAGTTGTGAGCATACCCGCAGACCGGACAGTCGGGGTGGGCCGCGCAGCAGAGAAGCCACCCGCTCAACCTATCACTGAAACTCTTATTAGAGAGGAAACTATCATGTCGGAAGATAACAAGATCGACATCGATGCGGTAAAGGCAGAAGCTACTCGCGCCGCCGCAAAAGATACTGCTGAAATGTACCGCTTGGCTGCAAAGCACAACAAGCGTGATTTGGCAGACAAAGCCGTATCAGAAGGCCGCTCACTCGCAGAATTTCGCGGTGAATTGCTGGACGTAATCGGTAATGCACCATTGGATACGCCAAATGAAATCGGACTTGCCCCGAAAGAGGTTCGTCAGTTCTCATTGCTACGCGCTATCCGTGCCCATGCAAACCCAACTGATCGCTCTGCACAAAAAGCTGCTGCTTTTGAATTAGAAGCTGCTGCGGCTGCGTCAGACGCGATGGGTGTTGAAGCACAAGGTATTATGATCCCAGCAGATGTATTGCGTAGCTGGAAAGTGCGCGACATGAATACAACTGACGATGCTGGCATCATTGCTGACGATTTCCGTGGCGGCGATTTCATCGACGTATTGCGGAATGCTTCATCAGTCATGCAGGCTGGTGCAACAATGCTGACAGGCTTGTCAGGCAACGTGAAGATCCCGAAGAAAACAGCAGCATCATCTGCTGGTTGGATTTCATCTGAGGGTGGCGCATCTGGCGAAAGCGAGCCAACTGTTGGTCAAGTCACTATGTCACCTAAAGTATTGGGTGCGCATACAGACATTACACGCCTTATGATGCAGCAATCATCTTTGGATGTTGAAGCATTGGTGCGTAATGATCTGACATCTTCTATCGCTTTGGCGATTGATTTGGGTGCATTGGCTGGAACAGGATCATCTGGTCAACCAACTGGTGTAAAGAACACATCAGGCATCAACACACCAACCAACTTTGCTGGGGCCAACCCAACATTTGCTGAAGTTGTAGCGATGGAAACTGCGGTAGCAGAAGACAACGCTCTGCAAGGCAACTTGGCTTACATCTTACCAGCCAGCATGTATGGTGCGTTGAAAACAACTGCAAAAGACGCTGGTTCAGGCCAGTTTGTAGTTGCTCCAGATGGGTCAATGAACGGCTACAATGCCATCGTATCAAACCAAGTTACTGCTGGTGATCTGTACTTCGGCAACTTTGCTGACTTGCTGATCGGCATGTATGGCGGTTTGGACATTGTTGTAGATCCATACACTGCGTCTAGCTCAGGCACAGTACGGATTGTTGCACTGCAAACTGTAGACGTAGCTGTACGTCACGCAGTAAGCTTTGCATTCAACAATGACGGTGCATAAGAGTGCTAACGTGGGAGAGCCAAACGGCTCTCCCCTCAAATGAGGGGCGAAAGATGAAATATATTATCCTGAAATCCTGTGTTGCTGCTGGTCAAGCTAGAAAAGCGGGCGATATAGTTGAGTTGGGCGCTGATGAAGCTGCTGCGCTAAAAGGATACGGTCGCATTGGTGATGCGCCAGCACCTAAGCCTGTGGCGGCTCCTACTGATCGGGCGGCAAAGCCTAAGACCACAAGGGCAAAAAAATGAAGATCACGCTGATTAAAGACGCTTCTTGGGGTGGCAAGAATGGCAAGGCTGGCGCGAGCCACATGGTTGACGCTAAGATCGCTAAGAAGCTAATTGATCGCGGATATGCAAAGCCGTATGTAAAAGAAGAAAAGGCTGAAGAAGATGGCGCTGCCACTAGCTGATGACCTAGCAAACATATTTGACGTTGACGAATTTGCCACTGCGGTCACTTATGATGGCGGCACGATCAACGGCATCTTTGACAATGAGACAATCCCTGTTGATACGGGTGGTTATGTCGCTGTTCACGAAGAGCAGCCGCGTCTGACATGCAGAACAACAGACATTTCCAGCATAGCTTATAACCAAACTATGGTTATCAATGCGGTGACATATTATGTGCGGGCGTGGATACATGATGGCACTGGCGTAACTGTCATTCAGTTGGAGAAATCATAGTGGCTCACGTTAGGCAGCAAATAAGAGAGCGCATTGTTTCTGTGCTTACCACTAATGTCACGCTGGTCAGCAGCCGCGTATATGGCACTAGAGTTTATTCTCTGACTGAAGCTGATTTGCCAGCCATCACGGTTTATGCAGGATCAGAAGCATCTGCATTGCAAACCATTAACGTAAAAACATCTGCGCGTGTTGTTTCCATTGAGGTGGACGCATATGTACGCGCAACAACTAATTTTGACAATGATGTGGACGCTATTGCCGTTCAGATCGAAGAGGCAATAGCCAATGACTTCAACGTCAATGGTCTTGCAAAGTCGGCTGTGTTATCCGGTACAGACATCAACTTTTCAGGCGAAGCGGAACAACCAGTAGGTTCCGCAAAGCTGACATTTGATGTAAGGTATGATACAGCTATCGATGACGTAGAAACGGCCAGATAGGAGGCTCCAATGGCTACACACACAGGCAGCGAAGGAACCGTAAAGGTCGGTGCTAACGCTATCGCAGAAATCCGCTCTTTCAGCTTAGAGGAAAGCGCAGATACCTTAGAAGATACAACTATGGGCGACACTGCTCGCACATACAAATCATCTTTGACAACATTCACTGGATCAGTTGATGTTTTCTGGGATGAAACCGATACAACGGGTCAAGGCGCTTTGACAATCGGTGCTTCTGTTACGCTTAATGTTTATCCAGAGGGTGATGCTTCTGGGGATACATATTATACCGGCACAGCCATTGTTACCGGCGTTACACGGTCATCATCGTTTGATGGTCTTGTGGAAGCGTCAATAACTGTGCAAGGTAGTGGGGCATTAACAGCTACAACGGTGTAAACCATGTCCAACCCTATAGACGCCTTAGACGATTATTTGTCGAATATCGAAACAAGGCATATAGAAGTAACTTTACGCGCAGGGGCCAAGCCTCTGCGTGTTTACTATACCCCTATGACTTCTGGAGAGATGTCATCTATTCAGCGGAAGCACTCAGACTTTCCATCTGCCAATATAGACGCTTTGATTGATCTGATTATCTTGAAGGCTCTAAAGGAAGATGGCGAAAAGGCTTATACGATTGAGCATAAGCCTAAACTGAAGCGCATTCCCCATGAGGTGATCTATAAATTGAGCGCACCCATGATGTCTGCTGGCTCTGTTGAGGAAGCTGAGGGAAACTAAAGAAAGACCCATTCAGGTTTAATTTAATCGCGTTAGCAGATAGATTAGGCCGCACCATTAGCGAGATTGAGAAAATCACGGTAACGGAGTATAATGAATGGGTCGCATACTTTAAGATCGTGGACGAAAGGCGGGAAGAAGATGGCAAACATAGATCCAATTAAGGTACAGATCATTGCCGTTGACCAAGCTAGTCGGCCCATTCAGCAAGTTCAGAACCGCGTAAAGAGCTTTGACCGTCAGGTAAAGCGAACATCCGTTCAGATGAACAACATGGGAGGCGCTTTAACTGGCGTCACCAAGGATCTAAGGAAGTTTTCTTTAGGTGGCATCCAGCAAGCGGGTTATCAGATTGGTGACTATGCTGTTCAGGTGGCCAACGGTACTAGCAAAATGCAGGCATTTGGTCAGCAGGCGGGTCAATTCTTCCAGATATTTGGGCCATTCGGTGCTGTGCTTGGTGCCGCTATATCTGTATTCTCTGCGTTTGCTCTGGCGAACCAAAGGGCGACAGGAGCGGCTAAGGATTCAAAAGATGCCATTGAGCAACTTAAATCTGCCGTTGACGCATATTCTACCGCAGCGAATAGGTCTTCTAAGTCTGTAGATGAAATGACCCAAAGCTTTGGGGCTTTTGGGGCAAGAATAAAGGCTGACTTGGAAGCCCTTGCTGAACTTCGTTTTGATAAAGCACTTTCGCGCTTGACAGAAGTTAGCAACCAGATTGAAGGTGACTTCAAGGCAATTCTTCCAGCCATAAACGCAGTTTTTGACAGGATGAAGGAAGGCAATACGGAAGGCATAGAGGAACTTATAGGTCATGTGGTGCAGCTTGGTTTGGACGCGGGAATAACCTTCCAAGACGTTGAAGACCTAAGAAACTCGCTTGCAGATATGAAGTCTGCATCCACAATAGATGAAGTTTTGTCTTCAACGGATGATTTCTTGGCTGTTGCCAAAAGCCTCAAGGTAAATATGAAAGACTTGCCTGATGGCTTCGAGGATCTTGTTGAAAAAATACGCCTTGCTAGGGTGGAAGCCGCTTCATTGGGCGCGGCGCAAGATAGCGTCACTGGCTCGGTATCAGAGACAAATAAGTTCCTTGAGAATGAAGATGCTTTAATGGCAATGATTGTGGACAAATCCACGACACATGAGGCTATTCTGAAGCGCATCAACGATGACAAGGACGCGTATCTGAAGAAGCTGTCTGATGAAGACCTTGTGATGGGTCAGATCGTAGAAAAGGCTGTAGTCATAGGGGAAAGTGGGGTTCAAGGCGGTCGTGGCGCTGATCCAAGGCAGTTCACCTTTTTGGACGAATATCTTGCGCAAATAGCTGCTGGCAGGAAAGCTAAAGAAGAAGCAGACGAAGCGGCACAAGCTGGAACCAAAGAAACCGCTAGGGTCATCAAGAGCGAACTAAGCCCAGAGCTTATGCGGATCAGAGATGCATCTGAGATGGTTGGCCGTTCATTTGAGAGCGCTATGATGTCTATGGTAGATGGCACAATGACAGCCAAAGACGCGTTTAGATCAATGGCCGCTGAAATTATTAAAGAGCTTTATAGAATATTCGTGGTCAAGCAGATTACGGGCTTTATTTCTAGTTCTATTGGCCTCACGGCTGGCCCTAATCCATTTTCGTTTAAGGCTATAGGTGGGCCTGTTCAATCAGATAAGCCTTATGTGGTTGGTGAGCGTGGCCCAGAGATGTTTGTGCCATCACGATCAGGTTCAATCGTGCCAAACAATCAATTAGGCGGCGGTGGCGGCGTAGTAGTCAACCAAACAATCAACGTCTCCACAGGCGTACAGCAAACCGTGCGCACTGAAATAAAGCAGTTAATGCCACAGATAGCAGAAAGTGCTAAGGCTGCTGTAGTAGACGCCAAGCGGCGTGGTGGATCATATGGAAGGGCATTTGCATAATGGCTATTAGTTATCCTTTGGCGCTGCCTACACACACAGGCATAGCTCAGATCGAGCTTAGGGCGACTAACGCAGTTGCTTATAGCAGATCGCCCTTTACGTTTTCTGGACAGGCTTATGAATACGCTGGTAAGGCTTGGCAGGCTGACGTTACGTTGCCATCGATGAAGCGCAGCGATGCAGACCAGTGGGTTGCTTGGTTGATTTCGCTGAAGGGGCAGCTAGGCACGTTTTATCTTGGTGATCCAGCGGCAAGCACCCCGCTTGGTTCAGCCAGAGACACCGATACCATCCTTATCAATGGCGCTCCAAGTATAGGCAGCAATACGATCAGCATAGACAGCGCTCCAGCAAGTCAAACTGGCTACTTAAAGGCTGGTGACTATTTACAAGTCAATCAAGGCGAGGATCGACAGCTTTTTAAGGTGTTGACCGATACAGATACAAACGGGTCTGGTGAGGCAACGGTTGATGTTTGGCCTGATGTCAGGAAAACTATCTTAAACAATGCTGCTGTTACGGTGCAAAACACTAAAGGCATATTTAGGTTGGTCACAAACGAGCAAGCATTTAGCATAAATGAAGCTAGTATTTATGGTATAACCTTTGGGGCTATGGAAGCGCTATGACCCGCACAGTTCCAGCAGCGATAGTAACAGCATTAGCACAGAAAGAGGTAAAGCCTTTCTACGCTGTTGAGCTTGAGTTTGATACTGCCGCAGTAAGGTTTTGGACTGGATTTGGCAGTAAAACAGTCAATGGCGATGCCTATACTGGCGCTGGCCATTTGCTATCCATAAGTGGCTTAGAGGAAGTTGCAGATTTGTCAGCTAAATCTGTGACACTTACACTTGATGGCATTCCTGCGGAGCTTATTGCTTTAGCCTTGGGCGAGAATTACCAGCGGCGTCCCTGCAATATTTACTTTGGGGTTGATGGTGTTTCTGATGTCGTGAATGTATTTACTGGCAACATGAATATGATGACCATTCAAGATAGTGGTGAAACAGGCTCAATCACCTTGCTTGTAGATAGTAAGCTGGTTGAATTAGAGCGGTCTACCAACCGTCGATATACCAATGAAGCAATCAGAGACTTTTATTCATCAGATACGTTTTTCAGTTATGTTGATAAGCTGCAAGATAAAAAGCTTTCGTGGGGCAGAAAGTGAATGTCAGGGAAAATCTAAATGCTTATTTGTCAGAGGTAAGGGATAGTGCCTTTGAGTGGGGCAAAAATGATTGCTTCACTTTTACAAATAACGCCTTTCATGCTATGTATGGTGAAGGTTGGGCTGATGATTGGCTTGGTAGATATATGTCTGGAAATGTTGTTCTGCGCCGCAAAGAGTTAATAGATGAGTTTGGCTCTCGGAGCTTTGTTGATGCTGTAGACCAAAAGCTAAAGAGAATAGATTACACTCCACCCCTTGGCGCTTTGGTTACTACGAAAGAATGTCAAAGGTGGATTATAGGTGTAGCAATGGGGATTTGCACAGGAACGAAGGCAGTGTTTCTAAGCAAGGATGGCACATTGCATTTGCCGTTAGATGACGTTCACCAAGCATGGGTTAAAGAGATATGAGTAAATACAAGCTAGGTGATTTTACAGTTCAGCATTGGAATAGCTGGGATAGAGTTCCTAGAGATCCAGTTACGATTGGTACAGCTATCATAACTGCGGTGGGTGGAAGTGCTGCTTTGGCTGCTACAACAATAGCATTTGGCATAACGGTTGCTGGTGTTGTCGGATATATTGCGACATCTATAGTCACATCCTTTCTTGTCAATGCGCTTATGCCAAAGCCAAAATCGCCAACTGCGCCATCTGCTATTGGCTTATCAGGTCAAATTCTAAGTAACACAACAGACCCAACTGCTTCCCAAAGGTATATCTATGGCACACGCCGTGTTGGTGGAACAATAACCTTTCAAGCTGTATCGGGCAATAATAACAAGTTTCTACATCAGGTCATTTCCATTGCGGGCCATGAGGTTGAGGAAATAGAAACCATCTATTTTAACGGCAAAGCTATTACTGTTAATGGAAACAATGAAGTAACAAATGACAGATGGAAATCACAGCCAGAAGATGACGATGATACACCAGAGGTAAGGGTAAAGGTTTACACGAAAAGAGGTACAAGTAACCAGAATGCTATTGATGCACTTGTAAATCAAACTCAAGTGAATAGTACTTTCAGAGGTCGTGGCATTGCTTACATCTATTGCCGCTTTGAGTATGATGCTGACACATTTGCCGATGGTATTCCTGTTGTTACAGCAAAGGTGAAAGGCAAAAAGGTATATGATCCAAGGACTGGTAACACGGCATTCTCCCAAAACGCTGCCCTTATCATCAGAGATTTCTTGGTTAGCAATATTGGTCTAAACGATAAATCAGCAAATATCGATGATACGTCATTCTCTGCTGCTGCAAACATCTGCGATGAACAAGTTACAACTAAAGATTACTTTGGCACTGTAACCCAAGACAGGTATCACATCGACGGGATTGTAGATGCAAGCACCCCTGTTGGTGAGGTTTTGCAAAGCATGACATCAGCCTGTGGTGGTTCTTTGTATTGGTCTACTGGCAAGTGGAAGCTAAATGTTGCAGCCTATTCAAGCTCAGTTAAAACTCTGACGCTTGATGACTTTCGTGGCCCTATAAACATAGACACAAAGATGTCGATGCGTGACCAGTTCAACGCTGTGAAAGGTACATTTGCTTGGAGCAGAGATAACTTTGTTCCACAGGATTACCCGAAGTACTCTAATGATGTATTTCTTGCGGCTGATAATAACGTTGAGACTATATTAGATTTACCGTTACCGTTTACTATTAGTGCCGCAAGAGCGCAAAGGCTTGCCCGTCTTACACTTAATAGAGCCAGAGAGCAGTTAAGCGTAAATGCTGACTTTAGCCTTGCAGCATTTGATTTGGAGGTAGGTGATACAGTAGCCCTAACAAATTCCAGATACGGCTGGAGTGCAAAAGAGTTTGAGGTTACTGGCTGGAATTTCATCACGGCGGCTGATGGGCTAAAAGTCAATATGTCACTCAAGGAAACCAGCGCCACATCTTACGCTTGGAACGCTAATGAAAAGCTGATTGAGAATAACGACACAGATTTGCCATCACCCATTACAGTTCCAGAGGTCGGCTTTACGCTGGATCAGGAGTTAAGAATTGTAAATGAGCAAGTCTCTGGTGTTATTACTGTAGACATCACAACTGACGATCCATACGCAAACTTCTTCATCGTGCAGTATAAGAAAAGCTCAAGCTCAAAGTATATAAATGTTGGGCGTGGTAATAATGATCAGTACGATATTTTGGTTGGCGCTGATGGATTATACAACGTAAGGGTTAAGGCGGTTAATCCGCTTGGTGTAAAAGGAAAGTGGAAATCCAGAAGCATTGACTTTACGTCATTTGCACCGCCACCAGAGAATGTAACAAACTTTAGTGGTAATGTTGTCGGCAATAACTTGCATCTGACTTGGACGCCAGTAAGTGATTTGGATTTATCACACTACAAAGTCAGATATACGCCTAGAACGTCTGGAGCAACATATTCTAACTCTGTTGACCTAGTTAAGAAGATAGCACGGCCAGCCAATAGCGCAGTTGTTCCAGCGCAAACAG